GATTAGGACTTTCCCTAGTGGTATAAATGCGACATGACCAAATCCCCCACCCAGCGAAGCCTTGAGTACCTACGGGAAATCGGCATGAAGCCGTGGATCTGCGAATACTGGAACTCGTTTAGCAGGAAGCGGGTTGACTTGTACGGATGTATAGACCTTCTAGCCATTGGCAACGGAGAGACCTGGGCGGTGCAGACAACGAGTACGGGTGTATCCAGTCGGATACATAAGATCAGGGAGAGCGAGTTTTTCCCTGTGATGCTTGAGAGTGGCTGGCGGGTCTTCGTGCATGGCTACAGGAAGAACTCGAAGGGAAGATATGTGATGAGAATTGTTGAGTTGACAGCGGAATCGAATATAGAATAGTCTTTGCTCGTTGCGGCTAGGGTAGCTCCCGAATAGGCGGTTTTCTCCTTTTCCGTCTGCCGCAACTTCTTTCAAGAGGAGATTGAAAAGGAGAAGCCATGCATTTCTACAAATTCCACATGGGCGACTACAAGTCTGCGACGGCCCATCTATCCAACGAAGAAGACCTAGCCTACCGACGGCTGCTCGATATGTATTACGACACAGAGCAACCTATCCCACTAGAAACCGACTGGGTTGCAAGGCGGTTACGAGTGGGTAGCGAGGTGGTTGCTACAGTCCTCCAAGATATGTTCCGTGAGACAGAAAACGGCTGGGTACATGACCGCTGTGAGGAGGAAATTCGGGAATATCACCGAATGGCTGACAGGGCTAGAGCCAATGGCAAGGCGGGTGGACGACCACCAAAACCCACTGGGAACCCAGTCGGAACCCAGCAGGAACCCAGTCGAAAGCTAACCACTAACCATAAACCACTAACCACTAACCAAATAGAAACAAAGCGCACGAGTGCGCCTGTATGTCCAGAAAACATTTCTGAGCAAGTATGGAATGACTACCTAGCGGTTAGGAAGGCAAAGCGTAGCCCTCTTACCGCTACGGCTTTAACTGCCATCGAGAAGGAGGCGGGGAAGGCGGGTTGGTCTTTAGAGAAGGCTTTAAGTGAGTGTGCAGCTCGGGGATGGATCGGCTTTAAGGCAGAGTGGGTAGACAAGTTGTCTACACAGAAGTTATCCTTTGCCGAGAGAGATGAATTGCTAAAGAGGAAGAAGTACGAGGAGATGACTGGTCGCCCGTGGCCTGAAGATGATGTGGCTCCTGCGGCTACCTGGGAGTTGCTGAAATGAACCCAAAAATAATTGATGCCTTGTTTGACAAGATGTTTATGGTCTACGGGTCGGAGTGGTCGAAGAAATGGGATGGAAGGCCAATCCAAGAAACCAAAGGCGCATGGGCAGCAGAACTATCTGGCTTTAAGGTCGAGCAGATAAAACACGCTCTGGACAATTTGCCTGAGAGACCACCGAACTTAATTCAATTCAAGTCGCTATGCCAACACGCTCCCGTTTACTTAGAGGTCAATAGATTGACTTACAGGCCACAAGTTAACCAGGAGAAGAGGGCTAAGTTGTTGGAGGTTTTGAAATGAGGTACTACCTACACGAGAATAGAACAGCGGCTCTCAGGGCGGTTGCAGATGCTCCACATGGGTATTACTGCGAGATCAAACAACCGACTAGGACTAACGACCAGAACGCCCTTTATTGGAAGGAGCTGGAGTTGTTAGCAGAGAAGGCAGGGCATACCGCAGAGTTGTGGCATGAGTTCTTCCTGCGCCAATTTGTCAAACCGCAGACCGCAGAGATAGCCGGAGAGGTCATCATCATGCGGCCCTCAACAACGAAACTCTCCAAGCAGGAGTTCTCGGACTACCTAGAGAAAGTTTTTGCATGGCTGGCAGAAAATGTTAAATAAACTCAACAAGAAAGAAAAAGACCATCTGCTAAGAATTAAAGAGATGGACTGTGCTGTGTGTGGTGCTTCTGCCCCAAGTGAGGCTCATCATCTTAGGCAGCATCACCAGTACCTGTGTATCCCTCTCTGTTCAGACTGCCACCGAGGTTCTATAAACGGATGGCATGGGCAGAAGCGGATGTGGAATGTAAAGAAGATGGACGAACTGGACGCACTCAACGAGACCCTCAGATGTTTACTATCTCACTAACCTTTTATAACGACCACGAGCATATAGAGCGCCATTTAGATGAGTGGTGCAAGTATCCCGAGGTTCCTAAACAGGTCATTGATGACGGCTCTAAGAAGCCTTTAGAACTGCACTCAATTCCTGTCTACCGAATAGAAGAAGACATCCCCTGGAATATCCCAGGCGCTCGGAATCTAGGTGCGACTGTCTGCACGACCCCGTGGATTCTTTTCTGCGACACAGATCAGTCTTTCTCTTATGACTCGATGGCTAAACTTCTGGACACGAGGTTAGAGAGAGGAGAGTTTTATTCCTTTGAGCGAAAGAATCGCCCTCGGACTTGCGGGACTCTTTTGATACACCGAGAGGACTATTGGGCGGTCGGTGGCTACGACGACGACTTCGCTGGGCATTACGGATACAACGACCCCTATCTAAGACACTTACTTTGGAACCACGGGGTAAAAGAAGTCACCCTTCCTATTCTCTGCGACCAATACTCCGCAGATTGCGTACTAGACCGCCAGCCGAATAACGAAGCCCTCTACAACTACAAACTACAAACGGGGCGCTCTCGCTCCATTCTGAGGTTCCCGTGGCGGAGGGTCTAAAGAAGTTCTCCCAGGAGCTGCACGACGAGAACGACCAACCAGCAAAAGATGCGGTCTGGAGGTTCCTTTTTAGAGACTGGAAGTTAGATGTAGAGGAGGGGGATAAGTACGATGTTGACCTCGTATGCATGAGAAACGGGGAGGTCGTCGGGTATGTAGAGGTAGAGCGAAGGCAGAACGACTTAAACCGCTTTGAGACGATTCATGTCCCCTACCGAAAGAAGAAGTTTTTTGTACTGGATCATCCTACGATCCTGTTTGCTGTAAACCGAGACTTTACGGAGGCTTTCTGGGTCGATGGGGATATAATCCTACAGTCTCCAGTAGAAAATAAAGTCAACAAGTATCTAAAGTCGGAGCGGTTTTTCGTGGTTCCTAAAGTTAAGTGGAGGAGGGTTAAGTTGTGAAAGTTTGTGTGTACACATCTGTTTTTGGAGACTACGACAAGATCGTAGAGCCTGTCTCCCAATCAATCCCAATAGACTTCAAGGTTTGTAATGAGCCGCATGACTTAGGCTCCCCAAGACTAGAAGCCAAGTATTACAAGATGCACCCACCCGAAGGCTACGACTACACGATCTGGGTGGATGGGTCTGTCAGGATAACTTCTCGGTTCTTTGCTGAGTACATGGTTTCTCAGGCCAAAGACAAGTGGGCTTTCTTTCCTCACCCGTGGAGACATTGTATATACGCTGAGGCAGAAGAAGCCCATAGCATGAAGAAGTACCTAGACCAACCAATAATGAAACAGGTGAACTTCTACAGGTCTGAGGGTATGCCAGAGAACTACGGGATGCCTTCTTGCGGGATCATTGCTCGGTCTACCTGGGGGCAGGAAATCAACGAGGCATGGTGGAACGAGAACCTATCTTGGTCAATAAAGGATCAGGTATCACTTCCATATGTGCTCTGGAAGCAAAAACAGACTGTATATCTTTGTGATGTCCCGTTGTTCGGTAACGGGTACTTTGAGATTCACGCAAACCATCGGGCCGAGGAGTACAAAAAATGTCAGCAATAGTTATCTGCACCAAGAACGCTAAGTGTCTAGGTGTTCTTGCGTCAAGCATTACCTTTTACCTACCGAAGTTCTTTACTGTCTACCTATCGGGGTCGGATATTCTCCTGCCTAAACACAGGACTATCAATCTCCCCAACGATGCGACGAACTTCGGAGACGCTTACAACGCTGCCATCAAAGAAGCCTTCATATCCCACGATGATGTGATTGTCTGTAATGATGATGTTGTCCTGACACCGTACACATGGAAGACGCTCATGGACGATTTAAGAGTCATTCCAGAGGAAAAGCGGGGTTGGGTCACAGCCAGATCAGACTACGCTCGTGGCTACCAAAACATTCGTTATAAGCACGAGGGCGACAGGAACACGATTCGCCACGCCTCGGAGGATCAGATCATCGAGGTCGATGTAGTGGCCCCCATATTTGCGTATATACACAAATCCGCCTGGGTTGACTTCCCGCCCCTTAATTGGTACTCAGATGACATCCAATGCCTAGATATGGTAGAAAAGGGGTTTAGGCATTATATTTCAAGGGCTTATGTCCACCATGTTGGCTCTCAGACCTGTGGGCTTGACTATCAGAAGTGTATTGAGGAAGCGAAACCTTGGATAGAGAAGAACAGACCAGAATTAGCGGAAATTTGGTTCAAGAAAAGTTAGTCAACTGGGCGCTGTGGTGTGAGTGGGGGCTTATAGGGCCGCCAGTCCAGACCAGAGCGGCTAGTGCAGAGGGAGATTACACCCCCGAGTTGGGAGAGATTTACGACCCTCCTGAACCCACCATAGAACCCGACTTCCAAGACGGGGAAAAGATGGAGGGGCTTATTAGGGAACTCCCTGAATTACAGCGTAGAATTATCAAGGCAAAGTATGTATCATTCCCGTACCAGAAGCACTTTTCTATAGCGCAGAAGTTACGGGTCTCACAGGACAGGTTTGAATTAGAGTTGCGACAAGCAACAGAAAGGTTAGCAAGGAAATGGAACAGCGAAGCGAAATTTGGCTACAAACCCGAGTCGGTAAGTTAACAGGGAGTAGATGTGATGACGCTCTGGCAACGACAAAGACTGGCGAATCTGCATATCGTAGAAATCTCAGGCTTCAGATTCTTGCTGAACGCCTTACGGGTATTGCTACCATAATTCCTGAGACCCCAGCCATGAGGTGGGGGACAGAGAACGAACCCGTCGCTAGGCTTAAATTTGCCTCAGAAACGGGTCTACAGGTCGATGAGGTGGGTTTTATAGAGCACCCTATCCTGAAGGGCTTTGGAGCCTCTCCAGACGGTTTTACGAGCGACGGAGGGGTACTAGAGATCAAATGCCCCCAAGGGCCGAAGCATATTGAGAACATCCTGGCAGGGAAGATCCCCAAGGAGTACCAAGCGCAGCTCTTGGCCCAACTTTCCTGCACGGGTCGGAAGTTCGCTTATTGGGCCAGTTTCCACCCCATGTTCCCAGAAAAAACACAAATTAAAATCATTAAGTTCCAGCCCGACGAGGAAGAACTTTCGGACTTTGAGAGCCGGATCTATGAGTTCCTAGAAGAAGTCAACGACATGGAGAGGAGGCTTCGTGGAGATAACAATTAAGACGGAAAGTCTGGACGAGGCTCACTATATGATCCTGTCTTCCCAGGTTATTGCCGACCTCGACGACTTCCGTAGGTATCTGCGGGATAAATTAAAATACGCTATTGAAGATGTCTCCGTAGTAGAAGAAATCTATGGAGAGTTTTGCGAGGGGGTCGGGAGGCATCTTGAATGAAGGTGCTAAACCGACATAAGTCCTATGAGGACTATGTTTTGAAGCAGAAGGAAAAGACGCTCGATCCACAAAGAATCAAGAGATGGCAGGGCGAAGAGTGGCAGATAAAGGTCGACGGATTTAATCGGGTTTTTGACCGAAATGCCAAGTATGTCTCTGAGGCTACAAATGCCCTATGTTTAGGCTCTAGGACGGGCCAGGAGGTTGCTGCACTCAGAGATCGGGGGATAGCCACCATCGGGATAGATTTGGTGGAGTTCCTGCCGTACACGATCACGGGAGACATCCATGACCTACAGTTTGGGGACAGGGAGTTTGACCTAGTTTTTACCAACATCTTTGACCACTCGATGTATCCAGATAAATTGGTCTCAGAGATGGAACGGGTCTGCAAGGGGTTTATGATCTTAAACCTACAGGTAGGCATAAAGGGTGACAATTACTCTGAGAACTTTGTAGACAAGCCAGAGAGTGTTGTGAAACTATTTAAGTCTGAACTTGTGGAATCAAGGAAGATTGACAACCAGTTTGACGGGATGAACTGGGAACTGGTGTTCAAGAAATGAGCAGTTGGTTGATAGCCTTGGTTGGTTTGGTATACCTTTACATAGGTGTAGAACAGTATCTGAAGGGAAACAGCCCCCTTGGGATTACCTTTGTTGGCTACGCATTTAGCAACATCGGTCTTTACTTGGCTGCGAAATAGAAAGGGTTATATGGGAATCAAGTACGAAGTGATCGCTAATGGCGGGTCTTACACCAACAAAGAAGGTGTTGAGAAAAAGCGTTGGCTTAAGTGTGGAGTCGTTATGGAAGGCCAAAAGGGACTGTCTCTGAAACTGGAGTCGATTCCAGTCGGGACTGATGGGTGGTTTATCTTGTCAGAACCCCGTGAGAAGTTTATGGACTCCAAAGACGATTTGCCGTTCTAATGTATACGGATGTCCTTCACTTTATGAAGGCGTGTGGGCACGAGCCTAGCGATAAGCTCGTCGCCCTCTACCACGACCTTGTTGCGGAAGAAGTCGGTGAACTAGAAGTCGGAATCGCTAAGTTCAACGCAGCGGAATCCAAGGAGGAATTGATAGCCGCCAAAGCGGAAACTTTGGATGCCATCTGTGACTCTATCTGGGTGCTGATTGGGCTGGCTAGGGCTATGGATTTGCCACTAGATTGGGGATGGGATGAAGTGGCAATCACCAACTTCAAGAAGATTGACCCTGAACTCGGGATCGTCAGAAGAGACGAGAACGGAAAGATAATGAAACCAGAGAGGTGGGTTCCACCTGACATGGTGCGGATAATTAAAAATTATGAGCTTAGAAATAAAGATCCTGAACTACCTTCAACGCAAGACCTTCAAGACTCCTAAAGAGATCAGCGAGTATTTCTTATGCAGTCAGGGCTTTTCGAGGGAGATTTGCGAGAAGATGTTAAGCCGAGGTTTACTAGAGAGACGGAAAAAAGACGGACTCAACTCGTATCGTTCGGTGAGTTTTACGCCACGAGCGAAGAAGTCAGAATCATCACAGAGCGAGACTCTGAGATCAAACTAGAGAACCTCTCAGAGATGGTGGCTGGGTGGAAGGAAAAGAAAAAGAGGCGGGAGTTCGTGGAGTCCTTTGAGAGACGACACGGGGCGTATTTGGGCGGGAAGTTAAGGGAGATGGTTGCTAAGAAATTCTTTGCGAAATCTTCCTCACTACCCGCTTAACTTTTTTCATCACGGCTTTCTCAAACTCCTCGTCGTTGTGGAGTCTTCTGTGACAGTTAGAGCACAGAACCACGCATTTCTTGATCTCCTCCATAGCGGCCCTAAAGCGCCCGTGTCCGGCTAGTTTGTAGACCTTCTCATTATCAGGAGAGTGAACCACATGGTGGAAGTCTAGGGCTTCTGGACACTCGTTATAGCCACAATACTGGCAGGACAGAGTAGCCTTATATGCTTTATATTTCTCACGGAGACTGAGTTTCTGCCGAGCGGTGGTTGCTATCACCTTGTCTCGGTTCTTCTCGTACCACCTTCTTGACCAAATTTTCTGTTTCTCTGGGTCTCTCGTCGGCATTAAAATTCTTTGGGGTCAAATCCAAATTCAGCGCAAATCTTGTTTGCGTGATCCTTAAATTCTCTACCATGCTTGTCCCAGTCCTTGAACCCGTCTTTGCAGAGTTTTAGGTGGACTATCTCATGGGCCATCGTCTTTATTAAGGTATCGAGATGCCCGACCTTACAGGACGAGATACGGATGACATGAGGCTCGTTCTCGTACTCCCCATAACACTTAGGATCTCTAATGACTTGGAAGATGACTTTCTCTGAGGGAGGAAGTCTCCAGCCCTTTATAGGTGAGAGTTGTATTAGGGTTTCGTAGACGATTCGGCAGCTATCACTCGACAGGCGCATGGCGACCCGTGAGCTTCTTTACTGTCTCGGTTTCCCAAATCCTGATCCCTGTCCAGATGATCGTAAACAGGGCGGCAACGGCTGGGAGAAACTCCATTAGAGTCCCTACTACTGTCACCACGGACAGAGCGTCTACAGCGGTCTTGGCGGTGTCATGGTGCGTCATATAAGGCTCTTTCGTCTTTCCGTCTTTTGACTAATCCGTTTAAGACTCTTCCCCCTGCCTTTGTCCACATCATAAAGGCTTCCGATGCTCCTGCATAGTCACCTCTGTTATGTTTCATTCTTATTGTTGATCTCTGTAGATTTCCAAGGCCGACATTGAAAGCAAAACTGACAAGCGCATCAAATTGAGACTGAGTAGTAACGGGGCATAAACGAAGCACCCCAGTCTCAAATCTACGCAAGTCGTCGGCAAGGATGTCGTCAACCTCTTTCGATGATAGAACCCTGTTCCACCCGTGGGGAATTGGTAAATTCTTGCGTTCATCGAATTTAACCTTTATGTGTGACGGGTCGATTACATGACCAACCCCAACAGTCCACAAGAGTGCAGGACATTGGTAGGGTCTAGTCTTCACGCCTTCGTGATGCTTAATCATCTCGATGACCTTGGAACTTACTTTCACTTACGGCTCCAACCCCTAGACCCGAACCAAAATCCAATAATGCCGCCAAGCATAGCCATCTCGTCTTCAGAAAAGACTACATTTGCCATCTTCACCACATCATCCATGTTCGTGATAACCCCTGGCATTACAAAGATGTTCCACGCTAGGAATAGGTTAATTGCCACAAGTTCCAGCACGAAGATATAAGTCACAGTCGGGCGCACAGTACCGACATAGTTCACCACCCACTTGGAGGACTTCTCCATTACCTTTTCGTCGTGAGCCAAGGCAGCGTTCTGCATCTGCGCTTCGGTCTGCATAGCGACTTGATCTGTGCGGATCTCCTCGACTCTCTGCTGGGCAATAAAACCTTCACGGGCAAGAGCAAGCTCACGCTCCGTCTGAACCTGTGCGAGGGCTAGTTCATGCTTCTTGTCGGACTTGTCTTGGAAGAAGTCTAGGACTCTAGGAAGCCCAGAGATGAGTAGACCACCCAGCGTAGAAATAAGGGAGAGCATTAAAACTTACCTTTCGTGATGATGAACCAAATAGTCCCAACTATGAGTAGGACTAGAAACCCCATAAGAACAGTCATCCAGAACCACAAAAGTAGTTTCTCGATGAGATGGTCTTTCTCGGCTTCTTCTTCTAGTTGCTTGCGGATTTCTGCGGCTTTTGCCGCTTCTCGCTTGTGTCTGGCTTGTTGCTGGAACTTGCACCAGTCTTGCCAAAGTCCAGGGCGACCCTGAATAATCATCAGGTCTTTGAGCTCTTGTTCTTTCTGCTTCATTTCCTCAAGAGCGAAGAACTCTTCTAAGTCGTTTCTATCGCTCTCGGGCTTTTCTTCTATCTTCTTTTGTAACTCGTTCTTAGCAGAAAACCACTCTATGACTGCCTTGCCAGCAGACATGATTTCACCGCTATTCTGTACTGCCTCCTTTATGACCTGAAATGCTTGGTTCGCAAGCACCAACTCTGCGATCATTTGCCACTCTCCAGTCGTTAAATGCTTTGCGATCTACATTTACATAGTTCGACCCAGGTTTTTTTATGTTGCTTTCCAAACAAAACAAAGCCAATAAACGCCTTGTTTCCCCGCTTGCTTGTCCCATTTTTACAGCAAAAGAACTTTTACCAGTTAATAAGTCTTTTTCTTTGTGCTTTTTAGCACAAGCGACATAACCACCATAAGCACAGTTTTGCCTAGCATTTGGCATTTCTCGTGTTTTTTTTAGGTTTGTTGCTCCAGCCGCTTTGCCACCAAGAACGCAGCCAATTTTTTGTATGGTTGCCATGTGGCCTGATTCAGCGTTTTTGGCCCCTTGGACTCTCCCACCAGCAGAAACAGCATCTGTTCCATCTATTGCCTGCCTGCCCATTTTTGCAAACTGTATTCTTTGATCTTTGCTTAGACCGCAAAAAGCAGAGTCATAAGATGTTTCTTTTGCTCTGTTAGCCCATGCTTTATTTGATCTTAAAAAGTAACCTGGATTTTTTTCTTCAAATTTACATAACCATTCATCAGCATTTGATTTTGAAGAAATCCAATCGCTACTAATAATTTCTATATTTTTTTTACTGTATCCGCCATGTTTTTTACAATGCGCTATCCAGTATTGACCAGATCCGTAATACCTTGATATATCTTTGCGTACTGTCTGACCAACATATAGCTTCCCGCTTGTTATGTTCTTTAGAACATAGTACCAACGAGGTCGCCATGTGTTATCAAGTTCGACTAGCATGGTTCATCTTTCTATTTCGCTTTCAATGTCTAACACGCCATCAAAACGCATGGGACGCAGTAAGAGCCGTCATCATAAGTACAGGTGACATTGCTCATGCTTGCTCCAATGCAGACAGTCGGGCTTCTAGTGCGTCATTCTTTGCTTCCAGAGTCTCAATGCGCTCCATTGCTTCTTGCAGGGCTTTGACTGCTTTCATGTAAAGAACCGAGTATTTAACAGACTTAGTTGTAGTGCCAAGAGCATTGCGCTCAGTTTTAACATTGCCATCCTCGTCAGTAATCTCGATTTCTTCATAATCTGGATGTTCTTCAATGAGTCCAGCGGAAACAGTTTCAAGTTCTTGCGCTACAACACCAATTTGCAATGGCCCTGTTGGATCGTTCTTAAACCGAAACTTGCGAACACGAACATTCTTAATGTCATCCCATTGACTTGCGGCATCAACAATGTCTTGTTTTGTCTTGATGTCAGAGATTTGTCCATAGGAATTATTTGTATTCGTGACATTACCTGAGTCTGCTATAAGTAATTTGTCTGCAACACCTTGAATACGACAACGAAGATGGTAGTAACTGTTATTTGTTGTGTTTCTATTTACATTAGAAAAAATGTTGTAATCAGCGAAAGAGCCGCTAGTTGCTTGAGCGCATATTGTGGATCGGTCTGTAAAGCCTGAGGTTGCTTGAAAAAAGTGGTCTGTTCCAGTTCCTCCAACATTAGCACCCCCTGCGGCATGAATACGGGCACGCTCGGTAACACTGCTTGCACCATCAGCGGTGGTAGAGAATATCAACCGACCGGGCATATCGTTAGTTCCGGGTGTTCCGTCAACCTCAACACGAATAGAACCAGCAGTTATGTAGTTTGTTCCATCAGCACCTCTAAAATTTATAACGCCTAATTCATCACCATTTTGCAAAACAGTATTTGTCCCGATTGACGCACCTCTAGACTTAATAAAATGAACTGCTGGGACGCCACCTGATGTATTTTGGAAACGACCGATAAAGAATCCACCGTCATTAGAATTACTATCTCCTGCGATGTAAAGTTTTGCGTTGTTTGAAGCAAATGGGCTTGTTGTTCCAATGAGAGTTCGACCGCTATCATCAATCCGCATCGCCTCTGCCCCACCTTCTGCAAAGGCTATGGTATCTGCCGCAGGGAAGAAAATGCCTGTGTTTAAGTCGCCCGTTGTAGAGTAAACAGGAGCAGAGACAGTGCCCGCACCCGTGACCACACCGTTGTCTTTCAGTAGCACTCCGTCAATAGTCACCCCAGCAGCAGAGGTCTTTTCAGAGATCACATCTACATTAAAGGTGTTAACAGTCGTAGAACCGCTCACCACCAAAGAACCACCTACGGTCACACCGTCACCGTCAGAACCGACCTGGAAGCGTTTTAGAGCCGCCATGATCTCACGGCCCATGTTATTCATAGAAGAAGGGGGACACCCCTCCGCTATGTTTACACCATTGACATCTGTGTTATTTGCGGCACTTGCGTCGTATTGAGAAATCTTTGCTTTTGTCACGGCTTACTCCTGAGTTTGTTGGACTTGCCCAGACTGAATAAGTAAATTATAAAGTTCTGGCGTTAATATGAAAGGCGCTCTTTGTCCTGCGGCTGATACTGGTCTAGCAAGCGTCCCCAAACCATAAGCGGCTTCTCCCATGATCCTCGGTGAAGAAAGCGCAGCAGAAGCGGCTGCTTGAGGAAGTTGCCCAGTCAATCCAAGGTAGCCAGTAAGACCACCTCCAGTTACTTGGGACATTCCACGAGGCACAACCGACTGAAGCGCCTGACCAGCAATCCCAGGCATCATCATCTGCCCACCTTGTTGCTCAAGTTGCTTGGCTAATCTGACCCGCTGACCATAATTTGTCTGCACATTGTCACGCATCAAGGACTGGAGTTTCCGCATCGCAGTATCGGCAGAAGCCTTGTTACCAAGAGATAAAGCCCTCTCGACTTCCTTGATCTGATCCATTGACTGTGTATAGTCCCGCATTACATTTGCGTAGACAGGCGCTTGTTTAACAATCTCAGTCTTGATTGAGTTGTAGACTTGATTGATAGTGTTGTAGGAGTTTGTCTTAGGATCTAAACCCTCAAGGATTGCTCCGACAGACTGCTTTAGCGCATCCAAACCTTCTGGGGTATGGTACTCGGCAGGATCAAGAGTCTTCCAGTTATCTACAAGTTCACGGGTTTTTGTAATCTCATCAAAGGCTGCCTGGTCTTTAATCTGCCCCTTAAACTTGGTGCGCTTTTCTGCGTCAGCCAAAGACTTGTCAATCCCATCAAAAGAAAGCGTAGTTTTGTCCTTGGAGATGTTTACCATCCCAGAGCGGTACTGCTCGGACTTCATGTCACGCAAGACAGAAAGGTTTTGCTTTGCGGCATTGAGGACATTCTCTGGGTCTGTTACTCCAGTAATGTTCTCTCGGAACATCCTTCCCCTCTCGCCACCCGCTCTGCCAGCCTCAAAAGCCTGTCTAATGGCCTCGCCCCCAGCGCCTGTGGTCATACCAGCAATCGGGGCCAAAGTGCCTACAGCGCCCCTACCGATTACGGCAAGTGGATCAATTGTTGATCCTGCTCTCTGAACTGCGGCAGCAGGAGCGGCTGCGCCAGCGGCTCGTAGGGCCGCACCGCCACCATAAAGAACTGTTGCGGCATCTGCTAGAACGCCAGCAGGGTCTTCTGCAACCGCCTTTTTGACCCCCTCAACGGAGCCGTAGCGGTCAACATAAAACTCGCCCACTTTTCTAGCGACTTCACGAGAGTTTGGATCTTCTCCAATTGCCTGAACCAGTCGCTCAGGAAGGGCGGCTTGTAGGATTCCAGCGCCTAAATCAAGGACGCTTTTAGCAGTTTCAATGGGGCTAGTTACGGCTGTTGCGAGGTTACTAACAAGACCAAGAACAGAACTCGGGAAGTTCCTCACGGCTCCCGTTGCAACATCTCCTGCCGTCATGGATTTCTGAGGAGACATTGAACTGGCAATTTCAGCCAATCGAGTAGCGGCAGCAGTATCTCCAGCGGCATCGGCATTTCGTAAGGCTTGCATTACCTCATCGTAAGTTGCCATCTTATCTCCTCAGATAACGATTGATGAGATCTTCATCAGCCCGTTGGAGTTGAGTTCTTGGGCTTCCAGGAGAAGCCGCTTGGTTGCGCTCAAAAAACTCTTGGATCGGGTTGCCTAGTTCAAGCAACTTCTGGCGACCCTGAGCGGGGGTTAACTTGCCATCAAGAACATCAGCCGCAATCTGCCCCTCTTTAATGAGGTAGTTGTTGATGTCTTTCATGCTACGGACAATCTCTTTGTTTGCCCCTGGCTGATTGATAAGCCTTGGGAGAGATTCTTTGTATAGCGCCAAGTCTGCGTCCGACATGGTTCCAGACCCAGGAGGTCTCTGTTGAGGCACAAGTTTGTTAATGATTGCTTGAGCTGCTTGGATGTCATCAAGTCCCTCAGTTTTAATACCAAGGTTTCCAGCCGCTTGCTTAAATGCCGCAACACCACCCGTTTCGACTTTCTCAAGCAAAGTGCCAAGTTTGTTGACATCTTTGGATGAACGCTGGGCGGCAAGACCAGACTTCTGAATGTCCGAGAACACCTCTGCCTGTTGTTTTTGAGCGGCTTGTTGGAATGGGCTTGCTTTCTCCCCTACATTGACAGTCGTCCCAGGAGGACGCTTCATTGCAATGTAATCAGTTAGGGTGGTACTTGCCGGAATCTCTCCAGAAGCCTTAGCCGCTTGGAACTCTCCAACAACCCCAGGAGCCTCTCTAAACCGCTGAGTAGCAAACTGTTCAGGGAAAGCTGTAGCCAAAGCCCTTTGGTCTTCAGGAAGGGTACGAATAAACCCTTGCATAGCGGCTTGTTGGGCCTCTTGCTGTTGGCGTTTGCGTTGCGCTTCTTGAAGTTGTTGCCCAAGAAGAATATCCCTCAGCGTCTGGTCTATCCCACCTTGGTAGGCTTGCATCCCTGCGGGAGCGGCTTGTGCTGCTATCTGACCAAATGAAGGCCGAGGTTGTCCCCGCTGACCTTGAGAGGCTTGCAGGAGAGCAGAACCTAGCCCAATAAGTCCTTGTGTCTGCGCTTGTTGCCGAGCCAATGCTTGTTGCTCAGGCGTGAGATAAGAGAGAAGTCCATCCATTAGAGTAGTCCGTATCTAGTAAGTAGAGAGATGGTCGGTTCAAAATTGGCTTGCCCTGAAACAGGTTGTTGCTGTTGGTACTGAACTGGAGGGGTAATTTGTTGGGGTTGACCACCTAACAAAGATCCACCAAGTCTAAGCATATTTGACAAATTAGACGCACCTAAAAGTCCTGCGCTCGGGCTTAAATTCATAGCCGCAGTCGGGAATATCCCAGTAGATCCTAAAGCCCCGCCAACAGCACCAGCATAGGTCGGCAAAGAAGAAGCCGCTAGTCCGTACCCAGATGTCGCTGGCATATACCCGTAAAGGCCGCTTGCTCCAGCCGCACCAGGGGTTAAACCCGTCGCTCCCGCAACACCCATTGGAGCGCCACCCATAAGTCCAGAAGCGCCTCCCAATGTATTCCCGAGGTAAGCCCCACCAGCACCCATAAGAGCGCCTGTAAGCGGGTTTCTACCGCCTAACGCAGAAGCACCAGCACCTATAAGTCCACCACCTAAAAGGGTGGCAGTCGTTCCTGTAGCCCCCAGCATCCCGCCCAAAGCAGTACCAATCCCAGGGAAAGCAACCATAGCAATAGGGGCAGCAATAGGCGCAACTTTCTTGACAACATTAGCGACAGAACTTACTGCGCTTCCGACGGCCTTGCCTACGCTGCTTACCGCTTTACCTACGCTTCTGACTGCACCACTCATAGTTACCTCACATAAGAAAGGGCTGGAGCCTGTCTAGTAAAGCCCAGCCGCTTAAACATACGAACATACCTCTCGTCCATAAACCTCTCTAAGAACACCGAGGCTAGAGCTATTGAGGAATCTGATCTAATCCATTGGGACAGTTTGCGGAGCAACTTGTAACCCTCGCCTGTCTTACAGTAAAACATCAGGATTGATACTTGGTTCTCTGCGAACCAAAAACCCTCATGTTTTATCGCAACAACAGCACCTTTCACTCCTTCTATGTCCGAAACCCACACAAATCCAGACTTCATGGATTCTTGTATTGCGTTTCTCATTCTTGGTCTGCATATCGTCAAAGACCAAGCATCTTGGCTGACCGACTCAACAGCCAGCTCTACTATCTGAGGAATATCCTCTGGTCTAGCGGGGCGCAACAAGTTGTTGAGCCACTCCAACTAATCCAAGAATCGCCAACACAAATCCCGTATCAAACTCACCTGGGGCATCTTCTTGAGTCATCAACCCAGCCGCCAAGAGATATTGAATAAAGTTAGGAAAGTTATTGGGATTTGATAAGGTCTGTAAGGTTATCTGCCTTACCTCGTCAATCTCGGCTTGAGTTACGCCATCTTGTTGAATAGCCGCAACAAACTCAGCGACATCCTCGGGGGCCTCCCTCTGCACGAGGTCAGCCATAAACATTTCAAGTTCGTCGTTCATCAGAAAAGCAACCCAGCAAGACCACCAAGACCAGCACCGATTACAGGTGCAGAAAAGCCTCCGAATGAACCACCTATCGCTTGACCTAAACCAGCACCCAAGGCCGCACCACCGAGCGCAGTACCAAGTCGGTTAGATTGGGCAGGGGTTTGTTGCGGCACAACAGAACCCGCCATCGGGTTGCCGTAAACCGCAGACAAGTAAGATTGAAGTTGCGAGTACGGGAGTTGCTGTTGGTATTGGAAGCGGGAGATTTCTTCTTGCAGGGGTTTGGCGGCAATAGCCTCCCTCGATGCGCCAATCTGAGCCAGTTGCTCGGAAGGCAGAAACTGTTGGGCATAGAAACTAGGCGCAAGTTGCCCAAATATTGCCTGTTGACCAATTGCCTGTTGCTGAAGCGCCCTCTCACGAGCGTAGTCTTGTGCCGTCATGGAAGCAGAGATGTCCCCAATTGCACGAGAAGCGGCCTCTTGAGCCTGCCCGATTGCACGAGCCTGAGCGCCTGATCCGTACCGACCAGCCTGCGAGAAGGCCGACTGAATCCCAGGGAGAGTTTGCTCTTGGAACTGTTGCATAACAGGACGGGTTGCCGATGCAATAGCACCTTGGAGGAACGGGTTGGCCCCTAGAAAGCCTCCACTAGCAGTAAACCCTGTCTGACCTAACGCACGACCATAAGCCTCTTGTGCAGCCGCCAACTGAGGGGAGCCAGCACGAGCGATTTGTTCTTGAGCGGCAAGTGCGTCTAGTGTTTGCTGGCTGGGAGAAACATACATCTGCCCAGGGAAGAGTTGTGGTTGCTGACCAAAGAACAGTTGCTCTGCCCTTTGTAGGCCCATACCAAGATAAGGCCGCAGAGTAGGATCAATGTTTGACCCTTCTGCACCGCCACCTGTCCTCAAAACAGGAAGCCCAGCAATAATGTTGCTAGGAGCCGCAGGAACAGTAGATGTGGGCTGTGGGACTGAACCACCAGAACCAGGAAAAATTCCCTGCGATACCGCCTGTGAAACAAGCGGGCTTACCATTGAAGATATTGATGACATTTGCTTATCCTATCAAAATATAAGCGTAAGTTTTATTTGCCGTGTTGTTGGCAAAGTGAGAAATAACTGCGCTTCCCGTCGTCTGAGACTCAGCGTATACATTTGAATACGCATAGGGAGCGATGTACTGCACAGTAATAAAAGCAGTTGGTGTCTCTGGTATTGCTGGAGTAGTTCCAGAAGATGCCACAGCCGCAAAATGCTCAAACGAAACGCCTATGTCTGTTGGCCTCCAAGCAAGTTGGATATAGTCACCAGCAGTTAAGTCAAAAAACACCATCGTAGCCGCAATAAGTTGAGAAGCAGCACCAGAAGATTTCCTCGGTTTTATACCAAATTTGCTATTTGACTTGTCTATGTTGGAGCCGTTCTTCTTAAACCAAATATCCAAACTCTGAACATCATTTGTTGAGTTCACTACCTGAATAGAAAACTGAATTGCATACTTACCTGAATTGCGAAAGTTGATTCTGTTTCCGTTGCTTAGATAAACCCCGTTTGATAAATCCTCTGTATCCAACCCAAGAATGTTCTCGGTGGCGGTCGTTGTTGCCGCTTGGTCGTTGTAGTCAGAAAATTGAGCATACGGGGCTGCATCGCCTTCAGCCGCATTTGAAAATGGAATCAGGACAATCTTTGTATCTACAGAAATACGCTCGTCAACTAGGTTAGTGGTTGTTGCCCAACCCGTATTTAGCGTGATCGTTCCTGTGTTGTTGGTCTTGCCATTCATCACCCCATTGAGGATCTCGGCAACCGCACGAGGCTCCCCTCCAAACGGAGGCAGTACACGAAACATCAACGAGACCCCGCTGGCTGAGACTCTATCTCTACCCCAATGGCTGTCTGCCAGTTACCTGTCGGGTTGACCCTTAGTCTGTGAAATTTGCCCACCGACCTCAGACCCACTCGATTCTCAGAGTCAGCGGCAACCTCATTGTTAAAGGTTGGGGTTTGATTCAATAAGAACCTAGAAGCTATTGCTACACTCGCAGAACCGTTGTCTATGATTGGTTTTGCAAGAGTAACCATAGCAGCACTTGGAATTTCGTTTAAGTCTGCGGTTTCTATAGATGCTTGTTTGTTAGCACCTGTAAAGGTCACAATCTTTGACCCCTTTACTCCTGAGAACATCATATTTCCACCGAGCCAAAGTCTTGAATCTAGCGAAGTTCCAAGAGCGTCTATAGAGGCTGAGAAAGTATCTAATGCTTCCAAAGTAACACTTGGGGTGGTGGAGTCTGCGATCCTATTGACCGTGGTATCTACATAACTCCAGCGTTTAGTTACCAAGTGATACACCAAAATTCTGTAAGTATTATTTAGGGTTGGATAACCCCACATGACTAGATTTTTGGTTGGCTCTACTGCCGCAGACATTTCATCAATGTCAGACTCAATAATCGTATCAAAAAAGAACCTGTTTACTTTTTCTGCACCTATGGGTTCAATTTGTTGCCCGTTGCAAGAATAAAATCCGTCATCAGCAAGGAAATAAGTAACGCCCTGCCATTGAATTACAGAGTTAGATTCATAGCACCCTAAGTTTCTAGCAATGTTGTCAAACTGGAAAACTAACGGAGTACCAACATAAGACATTCTGTGGATAGACCGAGCGCAAAGAACAAGCCCAAACTCACCACCTGTAATCCCTCTGATTTCACCACCGTCAGGAATGTCTTGGAAGTCTGACTGCGTAACCGCAGAACTCGACCAAGTTGTAGGATCGTTAATTCCTGACCATTGAACCCGATTGGAACCATCTGTGCTATTTGCCGTGACTACAAAATCTCGCACAACAGTCACGAGCTTTGCTTTGGGCGCACCAGAAACAGTTGTAAAGTTTCCAGTCGTTGTCAGGTCATAACTCTGAAGCGTGTTCGGATGTCCAGCAGCAATTAAAGTATTACCAAACTGCGTGAACCTCCAGCGGTCTGTGACAGTTGTGTAAGTTGTTGCGGAAATGTTATCTAAAGACAAGTCTGCTGAATCAAACAGAAACAGTTTTGTTGACCCGCCCGCAATAAGACGAGATACGCCACTTGTGTCTATAGCACCCACCACCGCACTCAAGACTTCAGATGCATCTCCAGAGTAGTCCACCTCTTCCATAAACGGGCCATAACCCACCGCTTTGGGGTACACATTCTTGGCAACCGTCAGCGCTCCTACAAGCCCAGGCTGGTCAGGAAGCCACTCTCCGAAATTTACCCGACTTGTTGCCATTGATTGTTCCCACTAGAAATCGTTGTCCAAGTACCGCTACCAACCGATACAGTAGTCCATGTGTTTGCTTGATCAGCAATGTCCGACCACTCTTCGCCATAAATATAAAGGTTAGCTGCTACTGTTCCTGTTCCTGCTATCTTCCCAACCACACTACGAGTAATGTTAATCGTTACTGTGACCTCGCCATCAGCACTTATATGGCCTTCAGCGGAGAACTCGACACCCGCTAAAGCAAAGACCTCACCTGTGGCTGTAATCGCCCCAAACACAGTCCTAAGTCGGTCAGCAGAAGCAAAAACATCTCCATCTGCGGATATAGAACCACTAACCAATTTTTCTCTGATTGCATCGGCAATAACACTTCCAAACGCAGAAATTTCTCCCGCCCCTGGTCGAGTGCGGGTGTAATCTACATTTACCTCACCATCTGCTTGAACTTGCCCTTCTCCGTAGAGAACACAGGTATTCGGGCTTTCCCATATCTCGCTGTCAAGCGAAAACGGGATTGTGTCTATGTCCCCAAAGAGGTCTAGTTGCTCTAGGGTAAATGGCCCACAGACATCGGCTGGCATACTAATCCAAGGCTACAGTCAAACCACCTGTAGAGATCTTGAGGATGTCGCCACTCTCAATGGTCTTGGAAGTGGTCAAATCGGTATACATGAGAAGGTTCCCAGTCACCACCGAATCATGGATTCCAAGGGCAACCACAGTTCCCCAGTTACCTGTTGCTTGCGGAAAAGAAATGTCTGCGTCCGTAGTCGTAAGCCCACCAGAGGCAGCAGAGAACGAAGCAGCCTGACGAGCATAAGAGCCGCCAGAAACCTCAGTTCCACCACCTGAGTCGGTTGGAGCAACTGTATAAAGCCCGATGTAGGCAGTTGTTGGGGAAGTGAAGTTTACATTCCGCAGGACATGATCGAGCAGTTTTTCTTCCAAGTAGTTGCTAAATTCAGCCATGATTACCTCGATGTAACAGACATTTGAAGGGGAACACCAGAATACTCAGAAGACTCGTCAGAAACATTAAGAGACTCAAGAGCAGCGTTATAAAAATTCGACCAGATAGCAATGCGGTTATCGTTCATCAAGTAAGGCTCTGCCTCCACGAGAGCCCCATAAAGGAGCGCATCTGGGGCATTAGCCAAGAAGACATTGCTCGTGTTGCTATCACTCAAAACATCGGGTTTTGCGTAGTACAGCATCACCAAGGTGTAAGCCGTGTCGGGGATAGGAGCAAACTCAAACTCAGCGGCCCGAAGGGTATAGAAGTTAGGTCTGCCAGAATCAGCAGCACGAGCATCCCGACTAAAGGCACTAGGACTTAGGTAACTCAGGGTGAAACGAGGACGGGCATCTATGTAAATGTCCCGCAATTCTAGGAAATCAGACGGAAGCCCTACTGTGCTATCTCCGCCAGTCGTGGTGGCAGTAGCGGTCTTCAACATCTGCCGAACCCTCAGATTTCTTTGGAGTCGGTACTCAGCAAGAGTAATAAAATCAGGAATTTGGGCAGTCAGATCAGAACGCCCAAGGTAATTGGCGATGCTAGTCTTTAGTCCCGAGTAATTCGTTATCGCCATCTATAATGTCCTTCCAGCCGTAGGTGTATGAGCCAACATGACCGATTTCATTACTAAGGCCGTGATCCACCCAAGTCTCAAAACCAGCGTCGTGCGCTGCAACACAGAAATGAACATCCTCGCCTAACACCTTGTTTCCAGGTAATTGGTAAAACCAGAACCAAGGTTGCGGGGTTTTTTCAAATACTTTCCTCTTAACCAGCATGACTCCACAGCCAATGCTCGTCACTTTCTCAATCCCAGTCTTTCCTTTTGAAGAAACCTGAGTCCAAACATTTGTCTTTTCTTCCTCGTTGATCACTAAGTTTTTAGCAGTCGCTTTCACAGGAATAGTCCGAGTTGTTGCATTTACACCACAAATATCTTTGTTGTGGCGCATCAATCTTTCAATAGTGTTCTTCGGGAATCGCATATCTGCGTCAACCCAGAGAATCCAGTCACAGTTCTCTTCTAAGGCGGCAATGGCTAACTTTTCCCTCTGGTCGAATATCAGAGTGCCGTTGACCGTATAAATCGCCTGTTCGCCCTTCCTAAACTTAGAGTCATAACTGGTCATTAAAGCCAGATCAAAGGCGGTTCCAATCTCCATCTCGCCCCTGCTGGGAATACAAATTCCTACTTTATCGCCCTTTTTCTTCATACTCTCCCTGGCCTTACACGAAAATGTCTATTTTCTGGATCATTTAGCCATGCTTTGAGGGCTTTCTGATCCACCACAAAGAAGCCTCGACAGATACCTTTTCTGTTGAGTTCTTGGAAGACTGTAAGGGGGATGTGAGCGACATGAGTCCAATCGTCCCACCTCGCCCGTTCATCGACCGAGTTATAGGCTTTTTTGTTGGCCTCAATAGCAGCGGTGACATCTTGCTCTGTCTTGATTACAAGACCGCCATCACCATCGTCGTATGCGACTTGGCTTATGCCCGTCATCGCATCATGCGAGAGAATTTTTTTCATGTAACTCCAAAGTCGGAGGTGGGAATTACCCACCCCCGATGCTACTACAACACTACCTGATTATCAAGTTGCGCTGAGATCGAAGATACCGCCATGAGCGGCTTCGTTACGAACCTCAAGGGTCAGCTCGGCAATCAGTTGGGTCTTCTCAGAGTCACCCGTTTTAGCCAGATCATTCGTGGCAAAGGGGCGCAGGAAGGCCATGGCTGCGTACTCAGGATCGAGCACCAGAGCGTCACGGGTACGCATAAAGCGGTCAGGGACGATCTGAAGCACACCGAAGTCGCTCTGATACAAGTCAGCACCAGCCAGAATAGCGATCTGACCAGTAGCGTTGCTGTTATAGCGATGCTGGCTCA